TAATTCATAATGAAGGAGCACAAGATCATGTTGTTCTTCAGGTAATGACTCCCAGTGAGTTTTTATCTGGTTAGTCTCGATTGCTTCAAGAATTTCTTTAACTATTGTCCAATTACGTTTCATTCATTTTTCCACACTAATTAAAAAGAAGATAATGATGATAAAAAGGAATTACCCACCTTCGTCTCCAATAACCACATCTGAAGAGCCTTGTGCCACAGAACCTCCGCAGGAGACAGGATCACCAACCCTACCTGCAGCCTTTCCGTTTATAAATACATGTGGTGCACCGGATGCAATGGTTCCTGAATGTGGAGCATGTACCAGACAGCCATGTGCTACATAAGGATCGCCAACACGTCCTGCGGGCTTTCCATTGATAAACACATCAGGAGAACCACTTGATAACGCTGTTGGTGGGCATAAGTCGTGGCCTGTATCTGTATCCCCTACTCTTGTTGCTGCAGGCATATAATCTCCTAGTTAATGTTGGTATTAGAACCTTTTAATGTCAGTGTTCCACCGGCAGTAATTGAGGTATTTCCGCCTGATTTCATGGTAATATTGCCACTTGCAGTTATATTGGCATTTGTTGTATTGATGTTGACTTCCTGAGGTGTGGTGATGTTAACCTTTGCCCTATCAGCATGAATATGAGTGCCTTCAATGACTACATCAAGTTCATGAGTAGCACGGTTATAAGTAACTGTGGTTCCATCAGCAAATTCTACCTTGCGTTCATCTTGGTTCGTTGTAGGCGGTTGAACATTACCGGCATAGAAAGAGCCTAAGATAAAGCCTTCCTCGATGCCCTGAGGCATAAACACACATAGAACATCATCACCAACATCAGGCATATTGTAGTCGTGATTTTTGAAGGTATTACAGCACAATACAGCCAGCTCATGTGTTGTGAGATTGTCCTCATCAGAGATGGTTACTCTTGCCGTGTGCTTTTGAGGATTAGTAGAGCTTACTGTACCTACACGAATGATCTCGGTCAGAGTGCTTTCTAAACTAGATACGCGCTCATTTGCTGATAAAAAGTCGTTGTTCATTAGTATGTACTGTTTACTCTTCTAACATCCAGTGATGTCACATAACCATTAGGACCCATTGAGTGCTCAGCTCTTTCTATGATGAAGTTTCCATCAAAAGAACCAAAACCGGTTAACTCAATTACTGAGCCTGCCACCATAAGAGGATCACCTACTACAGATAAAGAGCCTGTAGTCTGCCTTAAGTTCAGCTTACGCAGTGTTGCTTTGGCTAAACGCTCTGCTTCTTTTAAAGAACAGCAGCGTTTCTTTAAAACGTATGTTTGACCTGATTCCTCAACACTATCGTCAGTGTAGGTGTAATCCTGATCTTCAACTTTCTGCTTTTGATTGCCTTTTTTAGCTTTGGCAGTAGATGTCTTTTTAGACTTGGTATCTACATTGTTAGAGCCAAAGATATCAGGATTTGAAGTATCAGCCTGTACTGCTACAGGAGATGCCTGAACAGCAATCTTTGATTGGGCAGATTGAGTTGATGAACCTCCTTTATTGGAATCCTGACGCTTGGTAGTGTCACGCCATTTAACAGTACATGCTTTGTATCTTTGTGACTGCTGAGCCTGAAAAGACCAGTTTAAGATAGGGCTTGTACCTAGATTGTAGGTCTTTACAGCTTTCTTACTTTCATAGCTCTTTTGGTCAAAGATAATACAGGTTTGTGCACTTACCTTCACGGATAAGCCAGCGTCTTTACATAAACGCTGTAGAAGAGCCAAATCGCTTTCACGTTTTTGATCTAACCTGTCGTACTCTGGCACATCTTCACAGTCAAAGAAGAACTTGAGACCTGCCTCATCGGCTATCTGCTGACCTAATGTTTTTAAGCTTATGTTCTCAAAGTTACGTGTTTTAAGCTCACGTCTGATGGTGTTATCTAAAGGAATACTTACAGCCGAGAGCTCAAATATTCTTGGTGAGCCTGAGGTCTTTAAGCTATCTACAATCATTGTATCTGTAGCTAAACTGCCTCTACTCTCAGTTTCAAAAGTAGCTGTGATTTTAGCTCCGCGCTCAGGTGACCAAGAGCCTGCCCATTTGCCTGTTTCGTCTTTTAACGTAACTGTAAGTTCGTCGCCTTCATCTTCAATCTTATCTGTATAAGAGATGTTTAAAAGATCTTCATATACATCTTTTGAGATATCAGTATCCTGATAAACAACACTTACAAAGGTATGTAGTACAGAAGCTAAGTTATCCATTACTGTTTCTCTTCCATGGTGGTAATAACTGAGGATCTATAGTTCTGGGTGATACATTGATATCTGGTATAACAATCTGTAGATCAGCAGGCATAATTGCATAGTGACTTAAAGATAAGTTTGCAGCTATAAGTTCTGACATCAGATACTCACTGCCCAACTGTTCTTTAGCAATCTTATCCCAAGTGTCACCTTGGATTGAATTATATATTTTGCTCATATTGTTCTATACTTTAAACAAATCTCAATCATTACAGGTATGTCTATGCAAGATGATAAAAAGCTGTCTTTAAAAGACTGGTTTGAACTAAATTTAGGAAGTAACAATGTTCAAAGAACTGTTTTACTTATAGCTCTAGCAGTGATATTTCTTACCATTGGAGCTTTAGGTTTCTTTGTTTTGTACCTTATTTCTTTATTTGTCTCTGCCTTTGTAGGCTTTGTATCTTCTTACATTTTAGGCGACAGCTTTGCAGATACTGTAGGCTCAGTTTGCATGGTTGCATTCCTTATTCTAGGAACTCTTGCAGGT